ATGCTGTATGACGGCACAACTTGGCAAGTTTATGCTCAAGCTGGCGCATTTAGCAGCTCATTTACAGGAACAGGTTCTGTGGTGTTGGCAACTTCGCCAACAATTACTACAGCCACCCTTGTAAACCCAACAATTACCAATTACACAGAAACTACAGTAACCGCTAACACATCAACCGCTTACACGATTGATAACACTAACGGCACATTGCAGATTTTGACACTGACAGGTAACTGCACATTTACATTCCCTACCGCTACGGCAGGTAAGTCATTCACACTGTTCTTGAAGCAAGACGCTACAGGTTCACGTACCGTGACTTGGCCCGCATCAGTGAAATGGCCCGGTGGTACTGCTCCAACTATTACCGCGACAGCAAGCAAAGCAGACAAGTATGTTTTCACGGCAGACGGTACATATTGGCTGGGAAGTACGGCTGGACAATCGTATCTATGACGCGTTCGTATCTTTATCGTTGGACTGAAAAAGACACTGGAATGTGGTACATTGGAAGTCGCTATGCAAATGGATGCCATCCAGATGATGGTTACATTTGCTCGTCTAAACATGTAAAACCTCTTATTCTTAAGAATCCAAGTGGCTGGCATAGAGAAATTTTGGTTATTGGGGAGCCAAAATATATTAGAAATTTGGAAGCCAATTATTTAAAAGTTCTCGACGCAGCAAAAGACATAATGTCTTATAACAAAAGCAACGGAAATGGATCTTTTCATACGGCCGGTTTGCCAGTTTCGGAAAAACATAAAAAAAGACTAAGAGAGGATAACCCATCTTTTCGTGAAGATGTGAAGCAAAAACTTAGAATTGCCGGTTTATCAAGAGATGTTTCTCATTTGCACTCCGAGGAATCCCAAAGGAAGAGATCAGAGGGCCAAAAAATGGCTTGGGCAAATGGAAAATATGCTGGTGTTGGATTTAAGGTTGGAGAAGAAAATATTGCAAAACGCTCAGATATTAGGGATAAAATCTCTTCTGCTTTAAAAAATGTAAAAGGTACAAGAATGACTGGCAAAAAACATTCTTTAGAAACAAAATTAAAGATGGCTGAGTCTAGGCGCTTATATTGGCAAAAAAAGCGTGAGAACGCTAACACCTTGACAATGGTAAAGGAATAAAATATGTTTAGCTCAAGTGCATCGCAGGTAAGTACTGCGGCGAATTATATTGAGGATGTGTTCTCTACTTATTTGTGGGATGGTAATGCTACTGCTAGAAACATAGTCAACGGCATTGACTTATCTACCAAAGGTGGGTTGGTTTGGACTAAGTATAGAAATGCCACAAACAGCCATCGTTTGTACGACACTAACAGAGGCGCTACAAAGCAAATCTTTGCAGATTTAACAAACGCAGAACAAGTAGCAGCACAGTCATTAACTGCTTTTAATACAGACGGCTTTTCATTAGGAACTGGACAGCCTAATGAGAATACAGCAACCGCTGTTGGATGGACATTTGCCAAGCAGCCTAAGTTCTTTGATGTTGTGACGTATACGGGTAACGCATCGTCACGAACTATTGCGCACAATCTTGGATCTGTGCCGGGTACAATAATTGTTAAATGCACAAGTGAATCAAATCAATGGGTTGTGTACCATCGTTCACTGTCAACGCCAACAAGCTCATATTTGAAGTTAAATTCAACTGATGGTGTAGTAACTGGAAACACTTTTATTTGGGATAACACAGCCCCAACATCCACTGTCTTTTCAGTAGGTGCTTCTGGATTTACCAACAACACTGGCCAATCCTACGTAGCCTACCTATTCGCCCATGACGCAGGAGGCTTTGGCCTGACGGGTACGGATAATGTGATTTCGTGTGGGTCTTATACAGGTAATGGTTCTACAACTGGGCCTATTGTTAATCTTGGATATGAGCCTCAATGGATTTTGGTAAAACGAGCTTCTGGTGGAACATCTAATTGGCAGATAATAGATGTTATGCGTGGAGTAACTGCGGCTCCCGGTGCTGTTGTTTCAAGTCTTTTCCCAAATTTGTCTGATGCAGAAAACCCTGCCGCATCAGCTATGGGTTTAAATTCAACGGGATTTCAAATTACTAACGGTGGGACGGGCGTAAACGCTTCAGGCTCAACCTACATCTACATAGCCATACGCCGTGGCCCGATGAAAGTGCCTACTACTGGCACGAGCGTGTTTAGCGTAACTTCAGGTAACTTTTCTACACCATACACAGTTACAACAGGTTTTCCTGTAGATTTATGCTACAGCTCAAGAACTGGCGGTAGTGCAAGGCATTTTAACGATATACTGCGCGGCCCCACAGAACAAACCTCATATAGATAGTTAGCAACAAACACAACCGATGCAGAATTAACTGGAACTTCTGCTGGTATTGGTTTTCAAAGCAATACATCCATTATTGATAACGATTGGGTTACAGGCGCTAACGCGGCATGGTGGAACTTCCGCCGCGCCCCCGGCTTCTTTGATGAGGTTTGCTATACGGGAACTGGAGCATATGCAAAAATAAATCATAATCTAACTGTTTCTCCTCAATTAATAATTAATAAAAGGCGAAATGGATCTGGGAGTTGGGACACTTGGTTGTCTGTGGTGCCTAGACCAAGTAATGGCGGTGCTTTAAATTCAACAGCAGCATTTTCAGATTTTAATATCACTGTTACCCCAACGCAATTTGATCCGCTTGATGATACAGTTGGCGCTACTTTTGTAAGCTATTTATTCGCCACCTGTCCCGGCGTTTCCAAAGTAGGAAGCTACACAGGTAACGGCACAACCCAAACCATCAATTGTGGTTTTACAGGTGGCGCTAGGTTCGTGCTCATCAAGCGTACAGACTCAACAGGTGATTGGTATGTTTACGACACAGCCCGTGGCATGACTGCATTGACAGACCCGTATTTGCTTGCGAACACTTCAGCAGCACAAACAGCTACGCTTGGTTCTGTTACTACAGTATCAACAGGTTTTGCGCTGAATGCAGCCGTCTTGGCCGATATCAATGTAAACGGCGGTTCTTACATCTTCTTAGCTATAGCTTAAATTTTAAACAGGAGTAAATATGAATTTACGTAATAAACAAACTGGAGCCGTAGTAACGGATGGCGAGTTTCGTGCCGCCTTCCCCAGCACAGGTTTTCCTATTCACATTACAGAGCAGACTTATAACGAGTTTGGCTACGATGTGGTTCTAGAAGGCCCACAAGCTCAGCCCACCCGCTATCAAGTAGGTTTTGCTGATGGCGTTCAACAAATCGACGGCAAATGGTTTACTAAGTATTCCGTAGCTGATATGGACGATGAAGCTAAAACAGCTAAGGACGAAGAGCAAGCTAAGAATGTACGTACACAGCGTACAGAGAAGCTGCGTGATTGCGACTGGACACAGCTAGATGACACCCCCATGAGCAACACACAAAAAGCTGGTTGGGCAACATATCGTCAAGCACTGCGCGATGTTCCTAAGCAAGCTAACTTTCCATTTGACATTCAATGGCCCACACAACCGGAGTAAAACATGCCAGTAATCATCACAGGTAACAACACACCCACCGCTGGCGGCGTAACGTACGGCGACGGATCAACCTACGCAACCACGGCCGCTGGAACTGCTGGTCAAGTTTTGGTAAGCAATGGGTCTTCTGCTCCTACTTGGGGAAACCCGAGTGCTGGGGCTATGACTTTGCTATCCACGGTTACCGCCTCCAATTCAGCAACAATGGATATTGAAAATACATTTAGTAGCACTTACGATAAGTATTTAATTTCGGTAACTGGTTTAGTTTGTCAAACGGACGGTCAGCAATTGCAAATGCTATTAAAAATTGGTGGCACATATTTAACAACAGCATCGTATGTAGATTACGAAATAAGAACACAGAGTTCGGCTAACACTTATTCTGGATTTGCTAATCCTGTTTCCGCCCCCAGTACTTTTGTTTCAGTTCACTCTGTTCTTGGAAATGTTGGCGGGGAGAATGCTTCTTTTAATTTGTATATATCAAATCCATCAAGCACAACCCTCCAAAAACTTTTTTACTTTTTAGGTGCTGGTCATACAAATGCTGGTGAAGTTAGATATATACAGGGTTGTGGTTGTAATACTGGAACTGCGGCATTAACTGGGGTACGTTTTAAAATGGCAAGTGGCAACATCACAAGTGGCGTTGCTCGTCTTTACGGTATTGCTAATTCATAAAGGAAAAATTATGTCAAGACATTACATGACATCAGAAGGCCCAATTCCATTCACCGCAGAAGAAGAAGCGGCAAGAGATGCGGAAGAAGCG